ATTTACCTGAGCATGTCCGACTCCAAGTGCTTCAAGTTTCACACGTACTGAAACAAAGCGATCTGAATTGATAGGAAAATCAACCTCAAATGGTGATGCCGTAGCAGAACCTCCACCACCAATAACCTTAGAGCCAATAGTCTGAGAGCCTATTACTGTCTCAATACCACTATCCACGTAGGTACCATCTCCTTCAATCGTAAATACTTCAGTAAATACACCACCATCATACGAGAGTGATACCTTAATGCTTTGGTCTTGTTGAATCAATCCATCCACCACCATGCGCCTACAGTTCTTGAGATTATCAGTACCGAGATTAAGGTCACTTGATGTCCAGTAATTCGCAATAATATCCCCATCATCATCAAAGCCTGAAAATAGTGTATAGAGATTATTCGATACCGAGTCTCCTGCAATGAGTGTGCCATTAAACTCGTCAAGGCATGATGCGTAGTAGTCAAGCACATCCCATGCGTTTGATACGACGTTATGTACAAACATAATCCCATTGTGCGTATTGGCTACACCTGCAACTACCTCCTGAGCACAGAAAATCTCATAGTCTCCCCACCTGAAAGCAACACACTTATCGAAGGCATATCCTGAAAGGTCGAGGTCATCTGAAATAGATATAGGCTCAATCGTTTGAATGTTGGTACCCTGCAACACCTGCATCTTGCGGAACTTCGGGTCAGTAGGTCGAGAAAGGTCGGCCATGATAATACCCTCAGGAGTCTGAAACGCCGCGCGCGGATAAGGTATACCGATATTACGATATGGAAGGTTAGTTGTTGTTGTGTCATCAAGGGATGTCGTGAGTTGCCATGTCTTTAGTTGATGAATACAGTACTCGATTGTATTGATATTGAAAATCGCCATCAAGTTACCCCCACCATCATCTTGACGGAAAGATTTACCTTGTCCGTTTCCATTTCCGGTAAAGTCAAGAATCCCCGTTGATGTTGCCGTTTCGTGGTAGTACGATACAGTCACCGCACCCACGGTTGAATGGTTGAACGTAATCGAATATGCACCTGTAGCGTAATTGATAGTTCCCGTACTCCCTGCATCACCTACAAGATTTCCGTTCCTGTCATCCACAAGAGTCTCTCCACCTGCTTCTGCAAACGAGGTGTACATGACTGTCTTCGGTGCTCCTGCCGCCGCTAGCGTTCCTGAGTATGCGGTACTCCCCGAAGCACCCACGGCTTCTCCTGTTACCTGCGTAAAGTCTGAGAGTTGGTCTTTGTCAATATATGAAAGATAGAGTCCTGTCTTATCGTTATTTCCTGCTACCGTACCGTTACGTTGTCCCGCAAAAGAACGGTTCTGCCCTACATGGAATACCCCCCATCGGTAGTTATTCACACTCTGGTCTACCGCACTCCCTGGATTCGCTGTAGGTACCTTATACACACCTGAATTAGAGGAGCCAAGGTACACAAAAGACCCCGAAAGCCCCTGATACGCCTTCATCCACACATCTTCTCCATCTGCCGCGATAGGAAGTAAGTCACTACCCACCTCGATAGTATCATCGGTGACTACATCGTAGTACTTCACCTTGCGTCCATAACTAAAAAAAGGAACCGAAACGCCATCATAGCGCAATCCTATTCCAAGTCCCGTCACCTTACCGAGTCCCGTCACTTCTGTAGCCCCAATTCGCGCATACCCTCTGCGGAGTTCAATAGAGTCATTGAATCGTGAGGTAATCCAGTTCCGAGATGCAGGAGAATACCCCGCTTTCAAGGTTTTAGTGTCCTTGACTGAGGTTTGAAGTCCAAAGAATTTATCTAATTTGAAGTCTTCCATTATTCATATCTATTTACAACACCCAAGCGTTGTGTACCCCCCATGTATTCTGTCGGGTCGTTACTCTGCAACGATGCAAGTTGCTTCTCATTGTCCCAATTTACTAAAGCATCTTTGAGCACACGCATCGTCTCCCTATTCTCAGGAAGCATTTCACGGTTTATCGAATCATAATCTACAGCACCCTTATACACTTGAATCGCATAGTACCCAAGGAGAGCAAGAAAGCGTGATGGGAAGTTCGTCCATACAGGGCTAGTACTCGTTAAGTCTATTGCGGGTGATGTTGATACGTAGGGAATGTGGAGAGTACCACTGTACGGGAGTGTCCCATTGAGATACAGCATCTTTGTATTCTCATCAAATACACATGTCCCCGATACGTCTTTGTACTCAAGTCTCTGGTCGAATGTCTTTAGGTAGATGTAGTGGATTGCGTTCGCATTATCAAAAAGACGTAACACCACACCATCTTGATTCACATAGAATCGTGAAAAGTCGGTAATAGTAGAAAGGTCAATAGCAGTCTGCCATGTGTTTGCCGTAGTAACTGTCTTTGAACTGTCCGTCTTCCTCAGCACCATCCACGGTCTCTCCTCTTCAAGAATAGTGCGCGCATTATCTACAAGCACATCTAGAAGTGTCGGGTCGATAGATGCTTCGCCGTTGAGTGAAGTAACGAAGGTTACGAGTTCGGTTCCTGAACTTATCATATTGAAAGTTTACTTAAGTCGAGTGGTGCTGGTTCTTCTTTCTCTTCCTTTTCAGATTCCTCCTTCATGTTCGGTGTACTTGTCGGAGTGAGAGAAATACCAAACGTAGTTCCACGAATGAGTGTCGCAATCTCTTTCGGTACTGTTTTTAGTACCGTTGTATCGAGCGCGTCAAGCGTTTCGAGTAGTTCCCCACGCAATGTAGTGAGGTTTGTGTCTTGTGCGTCAATTGCTTCGAGTACAGGGGTTAAATCCGTAGGCTCTGTTACCTCTTTCTCATTTACTGCGCTTAGAATCGATTGTAGAGCGTCATATAATGGCTTAAAATCAACCTTTTCTGGTTTCTCTGGTTTGAGTGCGATTTTGAGTGATTCTATAGCAGAAAGCACAGAATCAAACTTTACCTCCTGTGCTTTTGGAATTTCAGGAAACTCTATCTTCTCTGGTTTTGGTATATTCGCAATTTCCTCTTGTATAATACGGCGTACTGTACGCGCATCTACACCAGAACCACCACCCTTACCGTGTGAACTATTTTCTTCGATAAGGTATGTATTTTCCTCATCACCATAGTTCTCACTCTTTGTTGTGTACCCCGCATCCGTGTACACAGAGGTTACAATCGAAATATCGCGTCCCAGTCCTAACGGGTCTGGTGCCACAAGCCAATTCTTTGTGAAGCGTTGCCCTCCCTTGTCCGCAAGGTCAAGCGTGTCTAGGATTGCATCAGTGTATGAGTCTCGTATAACAGCGCGCACATAGTACGTAGCCGTGTCAAGGTGATTGGCTATCTGGCGGACAATGGTGAAATTTCTTTGTGGGCGAATTATCATTTTTAGTAGTTATAGGTCACAAGTGCTTTGCATGTGTGTGTGCCGTCTGTTGTCTCTGTTGCTGTCACTTTCATCCACCTGAACGCATCTTGTGACAAGTCCATAGAGTAGTGTTTTGATGTGTTCGACGCGAGAGATACTGCAGCGACTCTTGTGAGAGTCTGAGCATTTGTATTCACCACATTGTCTATGAGCTTGTTGAACGTAACATACGTTACACCATCGACTGATACAGCCACAGCGAAAGATGTTGAGCCTGAACCGTGGTTTGTTCGTGTAAATTCAAGTGTCACCTTCTCTGCATTCTCAATATTGACTGGTTCCGACTCTGTTGTAGCCGTTACCGCGTCAAGTACTTTGTATAATGTTGGTGTTTTCATGTTTATATTTTAATTGTAACCTCCCTAGCCCTACCTTCCCGAAAGAAGGCAGAGTAGAGAGACTAGTTACAGCTTGATGTGCTTGTTGCTAGGTTCCCTGTTGCGCTTGCATACCAGTATACGGTTGTACCGTTACTTTGTATCATCGTGAGACATGCCTTTCCGAGTGAAGTGCTCGTAGTAGCATTACCGTTTGATACAACAAGTGCTGGGAAGTTACCAGATACTTGATTATACACGCCTGCTAGGTTTTGACTTTGGTACGCACCCGCAAGTAATAGACCAACTACTATACCTGCAATGGCGATTCCTATTGTTTCAAGAATTTTCATAGTAGTTACTAGTTAGTCTTTACTTACTAAGTGTTGCTGCTGAGGTAAAGGAATCTGAACGTACAGAGAGTTGTACAATCTGTGGAGCCTGGTCGGTGAAGACCTTGATTCCGTAAACTGTCCATGCAATGTAGTCTTCTCCAATACGTGCCTGTGGTGATGGTCGATTCGTAAGGCTTGGCTCCTTCTGTACCACGAGTGAACATGACTTAGAAAGAGAGAAGATTGGGTGAATACACTCTTTCCCTGCTGTCCACACATCTCCTGCTGGAGTAAGTGTCTCCGATACTTCTACAGTTCCCCATCCTGATGCCACGAGGGTCAAAAGGTTGGTACCAGTAGCGTATGATGCAGTGATGTTCTTGAGCAAACGTCGGTTTGCTACTGATACATCAATGTATTCATCTGAACCTGCTGTACCTGTACCGTTGATGAGAAGCACAAGGTTCGCTGCTGCATCGTCTACAGCCGCTTCGATTGAGAAATCACCAGCGTTTGTTGCTGAGTTATCTGCTGCTGCGGTAAGTACTACACCATTGATGGTGATGGTATCACCTGCGGTTGGGATGGTTGGCAATTCGAGTGTTGCAGTCCATGAGAGTGCGTTTGAAACAAAGAGTTCAAAGCCCATGAAGTAACCTGAGTAACCGTTTCGAGATACTTGGTCTCCGAGGAGAGTATCTTTTCCACCGAGGTACAGTTCAATGTACGAAAGAATCTCTGGTGAGATAGTCGCCACTGGCATACCTTCTGGTACTTCCAACTTCATTCCACCTTGGAAACGCTTGTTGTATACAACGTTCTTGAGGCGAAGTTTTTGCATCGCAGTAGTAAAGATTGTCGCTACATTAGATGCAGTTACAGTCACACCATTACCTGCTGTACCCGCAAAAGAACCATCATCAAGTGTTGTTCCTGCTCCCTGATATACAGCGAGAAGTACGTCACCGTCAATCTGATTGATAAGCGCGTTCGCAAGTTTACGTCCGTACTTTACTTTCACTGGAAGGTGAGCCTGGAGAAGGTCAAGGTCCTTGATGTAAATACTTGCCTCCTTTTCCTTGTTGATAACAAGTGTCTCCTGAGTATCAGTGATTGCTTGTACTGCGTAACTTCCATCTGCACCCATATCGTTCACTTGAACGTCTGATGCGTATGAGCGTGCTACGGTTTGTCCTTTGGTCAAAGATGATTCAAGGCTTGTGTCTGCGAGAATTTGGTACACAGGCTCTCGGAAGTGAGACATCTGGTATTCTGCGTTGAACACGGTCTTAAAAGTCATCGTGTTTGGATTTGCTGCCATTTTTTTTGGTGTTTAGTCCAAAAGTCTATACGAGGATTTTCTTTCCGTTGGCATCTACTGATAGTCCTTCTGCTCTATCCATCATCTTGCGATAACTTTCTTCCCATACTTCGCGTTCCTTGAGCGACATCTTAGAATAATCTGCATTAGGGTTAAATTCTGTCGAGATTTCTTCCTGTGCGTCGGTTCTTCCTTTTCGCTCTAGTCCTGCTTTTTTAGGAGAGATAAGTGCAGAAAGCGTCTCTTTGTTTTTCCATGCAATGTAGTCGAGGTCTTTGTCGTGGTACTCCTTTGTATGGGAGAGCCGTTCAATTTCCTTTCGTACACCTTGCATTTCTTCCTCAGATGCTTTCGGTAGTATTTCCTTGAGTTTTGGTAACGATGATTGATACTCGTCTTCAAACATCTGCTTCTCCATTACTTCCTGATTCTGTGCCTGCCATGCTTCAAACTTTGCGAGTTTTTCTGCAAGTGCAGGGTCGGATTGCGGTTGTGCATCTTTGAGGAAAAGTTCCTTCATCTTTCTGATTGCTTGTGGGTCTGCGCCAATTTCTTGTGCAAAACTCTCAAGGTCATCTGATGCAAATTGCTTTTCTTCGGGAGTAACAGCGTTCTCACGTGCCTCAAGTTTTGACTTGAGTTCGTCTCTTTCATGTTCCGCTTGCTCACGGAGCGTTCTCTCTGATTTCAATTCGGATTTCTTATCCTTCAAGTCATCGTAGATTGATCGCTTGCGTTCTACCTTTGGTTCTTCTATTAAAGGTTCTACGGGTTCCGTTGGCTCGTCCACTTTCGGTTCAGTCGGTTCTTGTGGTACCTCGGGTTCCTCGGTTTTAAGTTCTGGGAGGTCTACGCCTGCTTCGGCATAAGCCTTCATCGCTTCTTCTTCTGCTGTCATATATTTTTATGGCCTCACTCTCTGAGGGATAGGTTTTAACGTCCTATAACGGTGAGGATATAAAGCCGTTCCTCTACGGGAAAGAACGTGGTGTTCTTTATGGGAGGCTCGAAAGCCCCCTAAAATTACGCCACTACTCCGTCAAACTTTGTCGCAAACTCCTTCGCGAGTTCTGCAAAGTTCTCACCATGTACCTTCTCAGAATATACACGTGAACCACCACGCCATGTAACAGTGACTTCTGTTGCTTTTGGCTTACTGGTAACTTCTGCTTTCACTTCTTGAGTGACTTCTGTTGCTCTTGTTTTTCCCATGTTGAAATAATATAAAACTAATATAGATTTGTGGCGTTTACCGCATGTTTAATCTCCCGCAATACTGAATCAAGCGATGTTTTTGCATCCTTATCAGTAAGACTGAGAATAAATAAACACGCATCCTGCTTCGCCCATAGTGTCTCGCGCTGTTGCTCCGTAAGATTGCGATTCGTCGCGAGTTGCATCGCATGGTCGCGGTATGCCCCTCGCACCATCTTGTTCAATTCTCCCGTGATACCATGCTCACGCCATGCCATGTAGGCATTATTCTTCCGCAGTTCTGATTCCCACTCCTGTATCTTGCGTTGATTCTCCACAAGAGTTTCCTCGTCTACATCTGAGAGGAATATATCTTTTACTTTATCGAGTTCGCTCATACGGCTTGTTCCGCTACGCTCATAGCACGTGACATACCTCCCGACATACCTTCATGCGCTACAGGTGCTTGCCCCATCGTTCCTGATGGATTAGTAAGCGGTGTCTCTCCCGTGGCTTCCTGCCCCTGTTGTGTCCCCTGCTCCATTACCTTCTTCTCAATGTTCTGCTGTGCAATCTCATAGTGTGCGTTCGCGTAGTTCACGAGTGCCTCATAGTAAGCACCGAGAGTAGCCCGTCTATCACTTGCATAGTCAAGAATCTTCTGAATAAACGCAATATTCGCTCCATACCATAGGTCTACCTTCTCATCTCGAATGATATGCTCAATAGCAACCTCTGCACGCTTGACTGCCTTCCTATCTGAATACGTCTGAACATCCATAAACTCTGAAATCTCCTCATCGGTGTAATCACCCACAGAGCGTAATATTTCCTCATCGCGCTTCTTTCCATTAATGTTGGGGCTTTGTAGCACGAGCGTGAGCGCTTCTGCTCGACGCTTTGCTTTCGCTGCGTTATCGAGTGTCTCTTGGTCACGTGTCACTACAAGAACGTCAACAGGCTTCGTGGTACTGAGGTCAAGGCGTGTAATCTCATCCCAGTCCCATCCACCCTTACCCATAAGGCGTACAGCCATCTTCGCAGGCATGTGGTCTTTGAGTCCGTATATAAAACGATTACCGAGGTCACTCATCATGTCTTGGAATGACTGAGAACCCCATCCGATGCGCTTTGATACTGAGCGTTGTTCTGCAAAGGTAACAGATGCTTTCTTTGACACCTCCTGTACTCCACCCATAGCGAGGTCGGTAGCACCTGTATTACGTCCGAGTGAGCCTGTAATCCAGTCAATTAGGTTTACCGTCCCTCCGAGTTCCCCTACTTTAAATTCATAGATACCCTCTGAGATACGTCGTGTACCTCCCTTGGTATCCGCAGGTACAAGCGCGTCTGGTCGGTGCATAGACTCGTCAAGTTTGCGCACATCGGCGAACATATCCTTATCATACGCGCGTGCGCCGAAGTTGCGCTTTTCGCGGTTGGTAAGTTCCTGATTAAACATCGCAACGATAGCGTCCGAAGCAGAATAAAGGTCATCTCCGTAACTCTTGGAGAGAAAGTTCTCATCGTCTTCATGGGTTGCATACGTAGTCCATGGGTATAGGTCTGAGGAGCAGGTGTCTTTCCACTTCTCAAAGCGTAGCCATGTCTTACTCCATGGATGGAATACAAGGTAGTACCGAGTACCATCAATCTCTACAATATGGCTCGCAAGTTTATACACCGCCTGCCCTACATACGAATGATTATCGGGGTCTAGGCCGAGTGGTTTAAAGCGCGAGAGTCTTTGCGATAGTTCGTTATTCTCAAACGGTAAGTAATCTCTATCGGCGCACTGTGTAATGAGTTTAGACACTTGCCCCTTGTCATAGAACCCAGTCATTGCGTTCTGTATCAAATCTGATTTTGTACGCTCAATATCCTCAGTCCCTGCAAAGAGATGATTCTCTAGGTACAGCCCTCCTTTTGGTTGGAAGTTAAAGTTCTTTATGCTGATGTTGGAGAGTTCTGATGAATATTCGGGGTCACTCTGTACGGTATATTCCAAAAAAGCGCGACCATTCATAATCGCGTGCTTACGTGCCATACGTAACTTACTATCCCACTTGCTCGTGTTCATCGAGTTCATCACCTCTTGATGCCACGCGCCTTTAATCTTCTCTACCTTGAAGAAGTCACTCGCATCACCTTCACTGAAATCAAGTTCTACAGGCGTATCATACTGCGCGTTGATGGTGTCAATCATTCCTGCAAACACAGGGATTGGTACGTTGAAAAGTTGTCGCAGTTTCTTGTCTACCTTCCCGTCATAGAGTCTCCAATACTTGTTCAATCTATCAAGTCGTGGCTTTTTAAACTCAGTACACGCCATAATCTGCTGTGTTGCTATAAGCACAGCGCGTTCAGCGAGTTGGTCGGGCGTCATTCGTTTATACTCCGATTCGAGGTTTAAAAGAGAATCCTCAGCCGAGGTTGAGTCGTATATCATGCGTAGAATATACTAAAAGGTCTATTCTTTGTGGCGTAGTACTGATTGATGACACCGTTTACAGAAACCTCTGCCATGATGGTCTACTACCATGAATGGAATCAAGCATCGTACACACCTTCCCGTTCTATTAGATTTCGGGTAGTGTATGTCTCGCACAAAACCACAATGTGGGCACGGCATAAATTGTAAAAGCAGTTCTCTTGCGGGAGACTTTTTTATATTCGGAATGAAGAAAACTCCATCACACCGTTCACATGTTTTTTTTATCTGGTGTGGGCGCATCATCACTATTAAGTGGGCTCTGATATGGTGGCTGTTCAAACGATTCCTCGCATCCGTTCGGACACTGTATTCCTTTGTCTGCATCAATGAAGCACTCCTCATCTGCAAAGAGTTGGTGACAGTGTTTGCATCTAAAGAAGTTATCCCTGCTCATTGATAACACTCGCTAGGATTGATAAGTCAGTGATGTTGAGTATGCCGTCGTTATTCATATCGCCCTTAGAACTGCCAACCAAAGTGAGTATCTGTAAAATAATAATGAGTGCTAGTGCTGATGCTGTAATAATATTTTTCATAACTATTCATCTAATCCCGCTCTTTGATACGCGGGTTGTTGATAAGTGCTCTTTAAAACAGTAGCCACCGCCCAATTACGCATTTGGTACGCAATGGCCGCTGAAATTAAGAGGTCAAAGTGCCTCGTCGTAAGTCTAACATCTTCGTCCCTGTCCATGAGGTCATCGCGTGTATAACTTCTGAGTTCTGATATTAAATCTTCATCAGTAAGTTCTAGGTGCCCGTCTTCTACAGCCTTCTTCAAATCAAACAGCATCTTCGGTTTCGTCATTGTATTCGTATTCCATCCCCAGTACTTCGTGCGCGGTGCTATACCTGCTCTCGTTTCCTTCTCCTCAGTAAAATAAATGTTATCATAGCCTTGATGTTTCAAGACTCCGATAGCCATATCAAATTTATTGTTTTCGATAGCGCACACTGGGTTGCCGTATACTCCGCACTCTTTGATGATTTCATACCCAAACACGTCAGGCTTAATGGTATTGCTTTTGAATGTAGCAACGACACGGTTAGGGATTGTGTGGAAGTCTATAAAAACGGACGTGCTATGGTCTAGCCCAACACCTCCTGCAACGTCATGCCCCGATCCGTATCTATGCGACGGATCATAGTTGTAAAACTGTTTGAACCCTGCCACTTCCCGTAGTGGTTGCTTCGCCTTCTGTCTCTCAAGACACTCACGGTCGAAAAATATATCAAGCCCTGCGCTTGGCTCACACAAATACTCACCCGCAAAGTCATCTGTGTTTGACTTGATGGTGTTTATTTCAGCAACGGTGTACGCATTCCACGTAGGGACACCGTCCTTGATGATAGGAATAATCAATTTGTTCTGTATCTTTTGTACAAGTCTGTGTACATTTCCTCTTTCCGATATATAGTTCCCCAAATAAATACAAGCACCATTTTTTGCTAAACCTGTTCTTGCTTCTTCACAATTATCGAAAATGGCTTGTGTTATGACTGCAGAGCGTAGCGTTGTGCGGTCTTCAAAATCGTCAAAGATTATGAGGTCTGGTCGTGCATCATCCTGAATTTGTCCGCGTTGTGAACTTCCTACAGTACCGGCTAGCATCTTCACCCCAAACGAGGTTGTAAATGAAGACATTGTCTCCTCTCGCTTAGCATCGGTCTTTAAGAATGTATCTTGGTAAAAGGCTCGGATACGAGGGTCAACAAGGAAGTTGTATATGTCAGTAACAAATTGCGTGCTATTCTTCCCATCTCGGGAGAGCATTTTTATAAAACGCCGAAGGTGGCTTGAATCGTTTAATATAACAAAAGCAACAAAAAGTTTTGTACGGGTGGTCTTCGCCCCTCCTCGAAAAACAATATTCAGAAAAGCGTCTATGTCTCCTAAATATGCTTTTGCATTAAGCAAATCCATCTCTTCATGGAATGGAGCATCTGAGAATTTAAAAAAACGTGCAAAGAAAAATCGCCCCCATAATCGAAATTTTAGCGCGACCTTTTCAGGTTTAGTTTTAGAATCAAATCGAAAAACGGCGAGTTGTTGCTCTGGTGCTCCACTGAGCAAAGTATTTTTAATGAACTGTTTGCTTTCTATTTCCATACGTTGGTGTCGCACGATGACATTTTTCACACAAAGTTCTTCCGTTATCTATTGAAAAACGTAGTTCCGGATAATCTGAAAAACGCTTAATATGGTCTGCATTTAATTTACCGCCTACTTTGCAAATAACACACCTAAATGCGTCCCTTTTAAAAACTGATTCACGCCATAACCGATACTCAAGTGAATGTCTTACCAATTGATTCTTAGTACTTACTCCTCCCCTCCATGTGCACCATTTGTCGCCGTGTCTTGCTTCGCTAAGTTTTCTACGTGTTTCTAAAGAACGAGGCTGTCTTTTACCTCGGTGGGATAAGGAAATATTCAATCGTCCTTGTTCAGACATTGGTTTGTATTTACGTCCTTTAAGTGCCTTACTTATTTTTGCTTTATGTTCGTCAGATATTTTTTTACCTTTCTGTACTTCTGAAATTTTACGCCGTGTCTCATCACTACGTTTTAACCCCTTAGAGTACGCAATGCCTTTTATAAATTGTCCTTTTTCATTTCTAGGCATCTTTTAAAATATTATCAAGTGCATTTTCTATCTGTTTTTGTTCTTCAGTACTAAGTAACATAATATGAGCATTAAGTTTCTTCTCTGGTGCATAACTTCCTTTCAATTTGTACGCCATATCTAAACCAGACTTCACTGCATTCACATCAATTTCATCTCCTGTCATTTTATTAAGCAATGCTAAGTGCTTTTCCGCAAGTAAATAATCAGGAAGCGCGTCTTGTATTGCCTTTTGTACCTTTGGGTCATCAAGCAACTGGCTTGCCATTACTCTTGCAGAATTTTCGTTAACTACATCAAAATTTTCTTTGACTGCAAGCGTACCATTTCCAGTCTCTAGGTAGTCTTTAACAAAGCCTTTCCTTTTTTTAGTAAGTACCTTTGCCATATCTATGCACCCAACTCCCCAATCTCCTCCTCATAAATCTCAATCTCTGTCTCCATGCGCAGTATCTCCTGCTCATTGGTCATGATACGATTCTTTACTTCCTGTACACCTTTCTCTAATTCAGTAATACGATTATTAAGTTCCTTACTCGTATCATACTTGTCCTTACCCTTAGTCCCCTCAGCCTCTGCAAGGTCAGCCTTCACCTCATTCATACGCTCAGTTACCTTCTCAAGCAGTCCACGGTCAACCATGAGTGTGTGCTCAATAATATCAATACTCTGCTTCAATCCATTCACCTTCTCCTTGATTGCAATAATCTTCTGTGAGTTATTGAGTGGTTCCCCATCCTCATACGGAATACATATCTCTCCATTCGACACAAAAATAGATGCACCTTGTGCAAGTCGATACTGTGAGAGTAATGCGTTGATACCTTCTGAGTCTGAAAATTTAAATGATTGTACTTTCAACATAGGTTTTTATAAAAAGTTAATACCAAAATTATACCACCTCCCCAGTGATGTGCAAAGGGTGGGGTGGGGACTACTCAGCAATGTGAGGATACGAATACACTACCCATGACGTTGCAAATGGCAACCCCTACATAACCATAAAATATCCGTTGGTTTTGTGTAATCCTCATGGTGCATCTGTGAATCTTTTGAGTTACATACACAGCACTTTCCTTTTTTAATCTTCCCTCTCTTTAAGTATACATTTGCATATGAACGCGCATTTGCTTTCGCTCGTTGCTCTATTGATAAACTTTTATGCCTTGGCCTACATTCTCTCATTTGTTGAGCATGACACTTCAGGCAGTACCGATACTTTCCAAATCTGTGCTCCTCTAACGCACTAGTACATTTTGAACATTCTTTTTTCATATTCTATATTGTATCACAATAACACGCCACGTGAAACACTTGTTTCACGTGTTTTACTCTTGACAAAAAAGACTGGTGAACACCTACCCCCCTTTTTTCGCAAAGAGTTCCACAGTATATATACTAGTAGTATTCTATATACATAATATGTTTATTAAAAAGGTATACTAGGTGTTCACCATAGTAATTCTATAGCAGTAGTGAGCCGTAGAATTGGTGAACACCTCTAAAATAAAGGTATTCACCAGTGAATACCTAGGTGTTCACTTTAAGCCATATTTTACAAATAAAAATACCGTTGTGTAATCTCACAACGGTATTTTATCTATGGTGAACACCTCTACCCACTAAAAGGTGTTCACCAATTTGCCTCAATTTTATCTATGATGTGGTTTTTTTGACTGTAGTCCCTCTCAAACATTTCACCCGGAACCCAAACATTTCCTGTTTTACTATGCCTCTTCTCCAACCCCAACTTCTTCAAAATCCTCCCCACCCGCATCTCATCCGCCTTTGAAATAGAAACCTCTCCCTCTCTCAGTGGCTCCCCATACCTATCATTCTTATACGCCTGACAGTACGCCTGCCTATTCGTAACCCCTTCATTCTGTGCATTTGCACTCAACCCGTGATACCACCTATAGAACAAATCCTCATCCTGTTCAGTAGCGGTGATGGATTTCTGGTGCTTAATAAGTTCATACTCATCAATCTTCCTAAAATCCTCCCCGTTCTTAACCCGCACCGCCGCCTCAGCAAATAGTTGGTCGCGATTGTCCCTCAACCAATGTATATCCGCCTGTCGTTTCGGAGGGTACACCTTCATATCATCCGGCACATCCACCGCCCACCACCTCCTACCACCCGTGCTATCTTTGAGAATGTCGTCGTTATTTGCGGTTACTGCAAAGACACAACGTCGAGGGAAATCCCGTGCATGTCGCTCGTACGGAACCCTGAATGTGTCCGTCTGCCTAGAAACAATGCTCTTGAGTGACTCACTATCCGCCTTGCTAAAGATGGCGGCTTCGGCGAACTCCACAATAAGTTTCCCCTGCATCTCCTGTTGCATCTCCCGCACCTTCAAATCCGTAAACTCTATGTGCTGGCTTTCCCCCGCAATAATAAGGAACACACTACTCTTTCCAATACTCTGCCCACCATGCACAATCAACGCATTGTCAAACTTACACCCCGGGTCAAGTATCCTAGACACCATCCCCATGAACCACTTAGAACCAATGTCTCGGTAGTAAGAATCACTTTCTACAAAGAAAACTTTTGGTAACCAAGTATCTAGTCGCGCTACCCCATCCCACGTCAAAGAGTTCACGTAGTCTTGTGCGGAGTCAAACTTGTTCCGGTATTGCACGTATGTCAAAAGTTCCCCAACCTTTCTCGCAGCACACTTTGCAAGGAACGGAAACTTCTCCACCAACCAAGAGTATAGTTGCCCATCTGATCCGTCATCCCGCAACTTCCACACACCATGTATATTTAAGTACGCCCGATTTGTGAACGTATCATACTTCGCCAACTTATAGTGATTGAATATACGTATGATGTTTTCGTCATTTGCGATGTATTGCTTCCCGTTCTTATTCTCAACATACATCAACTCCTCCATATCAATATCCTCAATAGTTGGTTCTACACTTACTTGACCACGTGCCGGTTCCCCATACTTATTTATTAACCACTTATACGCCTCCTTAGTAGAGACACCCAACACTCCCGCCGCATACGTTGTAGCATTTCCCCTATACGGAAAGTTCTCACTTGTCGTCGCAATATAGTTGTCACCTCTCCGCCCCAGAAATGTCCCCGTGTGTTCTCCATTCCACACCAACCTTCCAAACGTATCCCACGTCACCACATCTCCCTTCTCTGCCCACGCATCAATCGCAACTTGCTTAATATCAAAGTCGTTCTCATTCTTCGGCACCACCTCCACAGCTTCCTTATATATAGGTGGCATCCGTTCCATCAACTCTTGTAGTGTATACCTATCGTCATTCTCAATAACAACACTCACCATAAACGGGTGTTCCGGCATTTTCTTATGTGGATGCCCCGGAAGTCTCATCAGTCTCAGCACATCCATTGCCCCCGCATCGGAACCATAATTTTCATGTATGAAACGATGGATACCCTCAACTTGTTTAGTCACCTCATCCCTGTTCTCATCCGTCACCACAATACTTTCGTTCAGTAGCCAATACACATGCCATCCGTTCCCACTCTCTACCACAAGTGATGGACTCGGTAATTCGCTCAGGTCGAGCATGAATTGTTTAAAATCGGGTTTGTTGTCTCCTGTTCGTTCCTTTGGTTTAAAATCCCAATCTGCAAACACCGCATTCACGTGTGTTAAATTTTCTTTGTGCCGTGCGCCCGTACATCCGTTCGGTGTAAAAAAGGGAGACCCTTCTGGGTAGAGTGTTTGCTGGTATGTGTTGGTGAAGTGGGAGAGGCACATATTTATTATGGATATTTTTAATATTAACATTATACCACCATCACATATCCACACTACTTTGTTCCTGTGGATAAATAATCCATGCTATAATATACGTATTATGAAAATCAAAGAAATAGAGCCGTATCTCGCTCTTAAAAGAAATGAGATTGTGTGGTCACTTATTAAACAGGGGTATACACCAGCACAAGTAAGCCGAATGTTTTCAATGCCCACAAGTACCGCGCACAAGATAGCGACACAGTTACCCGATAATTGGGAATCACCATGGAAAAAAGTAAAGTAGCCCTATGCCCCATTTGTTATGGTGCGAAAAGCCCAAACAAAATGAAGTGCACCGCATGCAAAAAACTTCCCATCAAAGTGCAACTAGAGTGCGACACCTATCCGTGGAAAAGTGGAATAAAAAAATAATATAAAAATAATAATATGAAAATAATACAAATTAGCACAGCGTATGTAGCAAGTGAGGATTACATATCTATTCATGGTCTCGGTGATGATGGTTTTGTATATGAGTGGTTGCCTATATCATGTGAGTGGCATAAATTATCATGCTTGGAAAAATAGTTCTTTTGGGTGAACCCAAGTCTACCCAACACATCTACAAAATCGCCTGTCGCCCCTACCCCTCCGTCTACATGTCTGCCGAAGGCAAGGCCATTAAGGAAGACTACGCATGGCAATGTAAATCTCAGTGGAAACGTCCACTCTTAGATGTTCCGTTTGGTATTCGTATCACGTTCTTTCATAAAACAAAAAGAAAGCAGGACCTCGATAATTTTTTCAAACTCGTGTTTGATGCGTGCTCACGTACCGTATGGGAAGACGACAATTTGATTACCGAGATGTATGTGCGTAAGGAACACGACCCCCTTTCACCACGGATCGAGATTGAGATTCTCTCTCTCGACTAGATAACCAATCGGTGTAGTCCTCCGAAATATCCTGAGCAACGCGTATGATTGTATTATACGCGTTTTCTCTATCCTCTTTTGTTATCGTGCGCGTAAACTCTTTAACTTTGCCTGTAAATTCTATTTCGTATGCCCCCGCATGTGTCCGCCGGCCACCTTGTAACAACTCTTTCCTTCGTGTTTCCAACCACACAAGAACACACTCATCATCCACACTCCCCGTAATCGTTTCCACCCCCAACGAATAAATATCCAATTGCAAGTGCTTATCAACCCGACCCTGTGTCCATGGAGTTTTTCCCGTTTTCATCTCAAAAATATACTTACGCTCTGAAAGAAAACTATCTATATACCCCAGCACGGGTATCCCATCCACTTCAAACTTCAATTCTTTTTCCGCCACATCCCCGTGTGGAATTGAAACTGTAACATCACCACACGTATAATCCGAATACGTCTTTTCTGTGATGTCACTACATTTGTTTATAATTTCCTCTACCATCTCCCCCACACGCTTTCCAAAGTTCAACTCAGGGCTGGACGGCAGTTGTATGTTTCCATAATAGCGTTTTCTAAAATCGGATGGATTGGTTAAGAATGTATTGATTGCTGAATAAGATAAGTATGGTTTTGGTAAGTAATACTTATTGGAGAATGTAAACATAAAAACAGTATATCACTATCCCCACCACAAATTACGCACTTATGAACACATGTGCTATGATACCTAGGTAGGAATGTTATTAAGAAGGTTATTAAATTAAGGGGTTCAAAACCCATATATAAAAACTATGACAGAGGTAACAGGAGGGCGAGGCGAGGCAGTGAACACCACGCCTATTATGAACATTTTAGGGAGTGACGGAACACTCCGCCTAACAGTGCCGGAAGGTACTGAGAACGCAGTCAAGCGTGACTATGAGACTAGTGATGGGAAGAAGGGAACGAAGTGGGAACTTATTTTTAAGAGTTTGTGTGGTCGTATTACGAACATGCAAATGTTTGACGGAGACTACGGGAAGAATCTGCTTGTGACTTTTAGTTATGAAGGAGGATCTGACACCGTTTCGTTTAACACCACCACTCCGTTTGGAGAGGACTTTATGAAGAAGTTGCCGAACATTAATCTTGACGAATTCGTAACCATTGCACCGTACAACTTTACAGACGAGGCAGGGAAGATTCGCAAGGGGGTTACTGTTACACAAGGGGACACGAAGTTGCAAAACTATTTCTCAGAAATGAAGGAGGAGAAGGATGGGAAGAAAAGTTATAAAAATCTATACGGGTATCCGATGCCAACTGGAAAAGAAGAGGACAAGGATGACTGGAAGATTTACTTTACTCAGTGCAGGAAGTTTCTTGTGAAGAATGTAGAGGAGAAGTTTCTTCCTGCATATGCACACATGATCACCAGCACTTCAGTAGACTACCCAACCGAAGAAGCAGCAGCAGATAAGTTTTAAGTCTAAAAATTCCTACCCAGAAAACGCCCCACTATGGGGCTTTTTTGGGCGTATAAAGTTATCCCCACCCCACCCTGTACATAATCTGTATATCGGTATATCATAATAAGTGAAGGACATAACACACCTTCATCAATCAATATGCTCAAAGACAAAATTTACTACGACTTTAAGAACGAGATGTTTATAGAGGAGTTGAAGCACCGCAAGACCCGCGCATACCGTAACGCACAGCGCACCAAGGCACTCAAGGTGGCAGTAGTAGTGACCACCATTATTGCAATCATAATCATTCTATAATATGTACGAAGAATCATACCAACTCATCCGTGACGACGAACGGAATGGAGATAGTGAGAGGGAGCAGGAGCTACGAGAGAACTATAGGCTAGATGAACCAGTGCAAGAAATGCACGACATCAACGTAGAGACAACCTACGAACGTGCAGAGAGGGAGGCAATGATGGCAGATGAGGTACAGGCGGATTATGAGAGAGAGGATAGGTTAG